ACGGGTCCCAGAGAACACGAGAACCACTGCTTTACATATTGGAGATGGTATCTATGGATTTTCCATGGGCAACGCCACTACAGAAGGATTTTTACCTCAAATTGTTGGTATAGGAAAAGACTACGATGATGCTGGTTTTTATATACTTGGTAAAGCTCGTTATGATAATTTTTCAAGAATCCCAGCTATTGTTTTTGACGGACGGAATATAGATGACAGCCCTCTAGATCATCGTCCCATTTTAGGCATTTCTTCAGGTAGCTATTCCGAATATAAATTTGTGATAGATGCCAAGGGAAGAGTCGGAATCGGGAAATTTCCAGAAATATATAAATTAGAAATAGACGGAAACATAAGGGCTAACAACATCATCATTGACACATCAATCGGAGTCATTGACTTCGTAAAAGAAATAAAAGATTTAAAAGCTCGAATAAAGGATCTGGAACAAAAATAACACTACATTTATGTTGGTGAATTTCCTAGTATTTATCGGAGTTATGATTACTGTGTTTATATTATACCGAGTGTATAAATCTTTAAAAATCGTCGAGAATAAAGAAAAAGAAAAATGCAAATTTAAAATAAGTAAACCAAAATTTAGAAATGGTGGACCTAAAAAATATGCAAGTTTTACTGTATTCGTAGATAAAAAACATACGTTCTTTGTAGATTTTCCAGTTTTATTTAGATTTTACTCAGATACAAAATTTAAATCAAAAGTCAAAATAAAATATTCTACTCGTAACCAATTAGCTGAAGAAATTGTTAACAAAGAGATAATTTTTGAAACGGATGCGAAAGAAAGTACACGATACATAAATGATATAATTATTGGAAAATTAGAATTCGAAATAGAACTAGATGTAGATTATGGTCATCCAATAATAGATTTTGAATTATTGGCAAATTCCCTATCCGAATTGGATAAATCTCATACATGTGTAATAAAATTCCCAAAATAATTCACTAAAATTTTTTTGTTTCGTTTTTATTTGTTATATTGTGATTATTATGACAACAAAGGATTCAAAATTTGCCAGTAAAGAGTTATGGGAATTATCCGATTTATCTGATGAAGAGCTGAAAGCATACACTGATGAATGCAAAGCAGAAGCAGATAGATTAGAAGCCAAAACTGCTCAGCTTAGAAAACAAGCTGAAGAGGACAGGTTAGCTACGGCTAGGGCCGAAGGGCAATTGTATGAACTTAGACGTCAAAATGAAGAACAAATACAACGATTAGGTTGGGATGGAATAAAGGATGAAGAATCCGTATGGTTAATGGATGGTGGGCTAGAAAAGTATTGGCCCCAAAAAACAGCTAAATACTTTAGAGCAGATTTGCCTTCCCTTCGTGAGATAAGAGAAAAATATCAAGAAGAAATGGGAGCAGCTAAAAGAGATTTTACTGAACTAGAAAAGAAACTTGAACATCCTTCAGGTTGGATATCTCGTTCCGGTAAATACTTTGCTGTGGCTTTCGCTGAACATGATAAATTTGCCAGAGAATTCTTAATAGAAAAATATGGAGAGGAAAAAGCTCAAGAACTTAGAAAAACTGATAGAAGTAAATTACCCTTTTATGAAGTATTAGAAAGGAAATTCAAGTGGGCTAGGATCATGGCTTGGCCGGGTATTCGAACAGAATTTGTATTACCGGATGATTTAACTCATTCGCAAAAACAAACTTTATACAAGTACTGTCAGTTCCATCTAAAGAAGCTTCCATTTAGCGACCCTTTATTTGATGATTAAAAATAAATGCGCTTAATGTGAAAATAGTTGGGATAATACTTTTTTATCCCAACTATTATTGTTATATTACATTAGAACATTACAAATAAGCACATATGCAAGACATTAAAAGATTAGAAGCTACATACTTAAGAGCAAAAATTGAATATTACGAAGGTAACGAGCTTATGACCGATGCAGCTTTTGATAAGATTGAAAAAATTCTAAAAGAGGCTGGTTCTAAAGTAATTGAACAAGTTGGTTCAAAACGTAAAGATTTTGATTTTGAACACCCAACTCCAATGCTTTCATTAGCAAAACATCAAACTGAAGATGAAGACGGAGTTACAAATTATGCTGAGGAAGAATTTAAAGCCTGGCATACAAAAAGAACTCATGTTCTTACTAAAGACACCCCATTGCTTGCTTCTCCTAAATTTGATGGAAATGCTATTAATATAGTATATACAGGGAAACAACTTTTCCAAGTACTTACAAGGGGTGATGGTAAAGCTGGTAAAAATATCACAAGGCGTTTTGAAACATTGTTAGGAAATGATTTAATTCTTGATAATCTGGAAGTAACTGAAGAAGATACCATCGAAATTCGTTGTGAAGTAGTTATTAAGAAAACTATTTTTGATAGAAAATATGCTCAAGAATTTGCCAACCCAAGAAATTATGTTGCAGGTGTTATTGGCAAAGATGATTACGACGAAGTTAAAGTTTTTGAATTAACAGTTGTTCCATTGCAATTCTTACTTAATGGAAAATTTATTGGTTGGGTTCATTTCCGCAAAAATGCTTTTTGTAGAAAAAATTGGGACACTCCTTTCTTTGCTGAAAAATATCTTGATATTATTAAGCAATTTGAATCCATGAGGGAAGATAATGAATTCCTATTAGATGGAATGGTTATTGCTTGTCCTATTGATACAAGAGAAGAACTTGGACAGAATGACCATGACCCTGAATGGGCAGTTGCAATTAAGTTTGTACCTGAGCAGGTTGTTACAACTGTAAATGGAATTGAATGGAATGTTGGTAAAAGAGGCCAACTTACTCCAGTCGTTTTATTAGATACTGTTCAATTGGCAGGTACTAATGTAAGGAGAGCATCCGGATATAACGCTGGTTATATTTTCGATAATAAAATTCAGAATGGCACAATAGTTGAAATTATTAAAAGCGGAGATATCATTCCAAAGATAAAAACCGTAATTACATAATATTATATTTCCAGTCTTTGTAATAGATATATAAAATAAATTATTATGAAAAAAGAAAAAATATGTGGTATATATCTATGGACTAATTTATTAAATGATAAAAAATATATAGGAGTTAGTAAACATATTTTAGTACGATGGACAGCACATGAACAAAATTCTAAAAGAGGATTAAAAAGAAAATTATATAATGCTACAAGAAAATATGGAATAGAAAATTTTAAAAAAGAAATAATAGAACTTCACCCAGAAGCTTCTTCTGATGAATTTCTTAAAGAAAGAGAAGATTATTTTATAGACTATTATGATTCTATTAAAACAGGATATAATATAGAAAAAGGATATAACACCATATCTTATCATCCTGAAAAAGCTCGCATAATTAAACAAATATCCAATAAAGCAAAAAATAGAAAATGGATAAATAATGGCACAGAAGCTATAACATGTGATATTGAAAAAATTAATGATTATATCAAAAACGGATGGAAATTAGGAAGATTAAAATTTTCTAAAGAACATATAAAAAATTTAAGTGAAAGTCATAAAGGCCATAAATTAAATGAAAACCAAAGAAAAGCTTGGTGTAGTGGAAGACCTCACTCCGAAAAAACCAAAAAAATGATGTCAAAAAAATTAATGGGGAGATATTCATTAGAATGGTATATTAAAAAATACGGTAAGGAGAACGGATTGGAAAAATTTAATAATCATCATAAAAGAAATAAAGGGAAAACTTGGGTTTGTACTGAAACTTTATCAAAACAAATAAATCCGAAAGAGGTAGAAACCTATTTACAAAATAATTGGAAAAAAGGAAGATTATGGAAAAACAAATAAAATGGCAAGATTTTTTGCCTACGGAATGTCCTGAATGTGGTACTAAACTTACATTTGATGAAATTCATCTTATGTGTCCTAATCAATATTGTCCCGGAAAAATTGCAAAAATTCTTGCAACTGGTTCAGGAATCCTTGATCTTAAAGGAATTGGTTCTGAAAGACTAAAGCCATTTGCTTCTAAATTTTTAAATATTCATGGAATTTGGGTATATGTACTTAGGGGTGGTGGAGATTCTCTTGGAGAATTTGGTTTAGAACCAGGAACTAGATTGAACGAAATTTTTGTTCAAGCATTTAAGAATATTAAATCTATTCCTTATGAAAAAGTTATTCAAATTCTTGGATACGAAAATGTAGGAAGAAAGATTTCTAAACAACTTGCATTAGAACATGCTAGGTTGGATTTTTCTTATGCTTCTTTAGAAAAAGCACTTGTAGCTAAAATGCATACATCCGATGTGGAAACTAACATTAAACTTGCTGTAAGTACTCTGGAGGCACTCGGTGTAACCGTGGATAGGCCTGAAGCTCCTAAGGGAGATGTATGTGGTGTTGTAATGACTGGTTCTCCTAAAGCATTTGGATTTGATACTAAGAAAGAATTTTTAACAAAATATCCAAACCTTGTTGAAAGTTCAATGTCAGATGCAAATTGTAAGTATCTTATAACTGATGATCTTTCATCAACTAGTGGAAAAATGAAACAAGCTGCCAAGAAAGGCATAGAAATTAAAACATACGGACAATTTTAAATTTTAAATTATGACATTATTACTCATTGGACTCATTATTAGTATGGCGGTAATGGCCTATAAAACAATTGCATGGATAAAAGGAGTTATCCTTTTGCAAATCAATTCTAAATGCAAAACTGCAGAAGATCTCAAAACATTAGGAGTAGGTAAAAATGCATTCATTTTTGGAGGTGTAGAGCATTTAATTTTACTTGGAAGTTTAATCGCAGCAACTATAATAATTTATTAGACGAATAAAGGTTATTTGCAATTTTCATATCCACAATTAGTGGAATTATATATGTTTTTTTAGAAGCATTAATTTGGGTACTAAATAAAATTATAAAATATGGCAAAATCATTAGAAATAGTAGACATTCCTGATGGCACTTATGATGGCTTATGGTCAGCATACTACGTCAGAGTTATTTACCCAGAAGCTTATCAACTTAGATTTGAAAAACCTGAATCTGATGAGTTTGAAGTAAATGAAGGAGTAAGAGGAATTAATTGTAAGTGTGAAGTTGAAATAAGAGACGGAATTGCTTACGTAAAATAAATATTATGACAATAGGATTATTCGGGACATGTGGAGGATCTACATGGAGAAATGAATTTGTAGAATTATATGATGCTACCGGTATTGAATATTATAATCCACAAGTGCTGAATTGGAAACTAGAAGATGCTAAAATTGAAGCAGAACATCTAGCAAATGATGATGTTATTCTTTTTCCTATATTAGCTGAAACAGAAGGTCTTGGATCTCTTGCAGAAGTTGGTTTTTCTATTATACAAATTATCAAATCTGGAGGTACTAAAAATATTATTGTGATGATTGATGATGATTGTACTGTTAAAGATGTAGCAGTCAGGGAAGCATCAATTAGAATGAGAGCCTTAGTAAAAGCCCATTTGAAAAAACTTAATTATCCAAATGTTTATTTGGTTGATTATTTAATTGATATGTATAAATTGAGTCTAGAATTACATGCTATAGAAACTTTGAGAGCAGGTTTAGATCAATATAGAGCAAAATGATAAACAAATTACCCACCAAGTGTGAATATATAAAATAAAGCCCACTAAGTGATAATTTATAAAACAACAAACAAAGAAAATGGGAAATTTTATATTGGACAGGATCGATATAATAATCCTTCGTATTTAGGTTCCGGATTGCTATTAGGAAGAGCCTTTGAAAAATATGGTAAGGGAAATTTCATGAAAGAAATTTTAGAAAATTGCCAATCTTTGGAAGAACTAAATGAAAAAGAAATTTTTTGGATTAAAGAATTAAATTCTACCGATCCAAGTATAGGATATAATATAGCATCTGGAGGAACTGGAGGAGATACTATTTCTAATCATCCAAGAAATGATGAAATTAGAGAAAATCTGTCAAAACGAAATTCAGAATTTTATAAAGATAAAACAAATCACCCATCTTTTGGTAAAATCCAATCTGATAAATCTAATAAAAAAAGAAGTAAAGCTTTAAAGGGTACAAAAAAATCAGAAGAGACAAAAAGAAAAATGTCAAAAGCAGCTACAGGATCTAATAATCCTATGTACGGTAAACCACCTTGGAATAAAGGAAAAAGATATAAATATGATGATAAATTGGATTGATAAAATGTTTAAGCATGCATTTGAAAAGGAATGGTATTCCACTTATTGGGCATTTGATGTTCATGGGACAATTCTTTACCCAAATTTTCGGAAGAACCATTTCCATGCCACATTTTATCCCTATGCTAAAGAAGCACTTCAGTTAATTTCTGAGAGAGAAGACATCATTATGATAATGTATACATCTTCTTATCCTGCCGAACGATTATATTATGACAAGGTTTTTAAGTATTTTGATATAAATTTCAAATACATAAATGAAAACCCTGAAATTAATTCAACAAAAGGTAATTTTGGACATTATGTTGATAAGTTTTATTTTAATGCATTATTTGAAGATAAAGCAGGATTTGATCCTGAAACTGAATGGGAACAAATTCTTCATTTGATGAAAACATATAAAGATACAAATTATTTACCTAACCCGATTTGGGAAACAAAATTTTAAGCTATGGAACGTAGAGAAACTGTAGATGAAAAAATTGCATTTGAGATTAGAGGATCTAAACAATATAAATCCACTCCATTTTGTACATGGAAAGAACTCATAGCAATAAAAGGTATTCTTCCGGATGACCAAGTTAGTAAGTTTTGTTATTCTGAACATAAAGGTCCCAAAGTACCTTTTGGATATGACCAAGAAGATGGAGAGGAAACTACATTTTATACCCCAACAGTAGTTGTTATCAGGCCTAGACCAGAGAATGACAAAGAATTTGAAGAAAGGATGAGAACAAAAGCTCAATTTGATGAAAAAAAAGAAGAAAAAGAAAAATTAGAATATTTACGCCTCAAGGCAAAATTTGAAAAATAAACATTATGGAAGCAATAGGAAAATTTTTTGTAACAATTATTATGAGTCTTCTCTCAATAATTGGAAGAGGATTTGTTATAATGAAATTATGGGTATGGTTTATTGTCACAACCTTTTCTATTACAGTAATAACCCTAGTTCAAGCTATTGGTTTAAGTTTAGTTATAGGATTGCTTACTGGAGAATTAAAACCAGATGAAGATACTAATAATGATGATTGGTTTTCAAAAGTTATATTACGATTCGTATTTCTCATTATTGTATATGTTGTAGTATTATTTGAAGGATGGATAGTTCATTTATTTATGTAAATATAAAATTATGAAAATATTAATATTTGATTGGGTTGGGGATTGTAAGAAAAAACTCAACACTCTTGGTTACGAACACAAACAAGAAATTGAAAAATCTTGGGATGAAATGCAAGATGTTATACACGAACTCTTAGATGGTGGAATGAGCGTTATGATTGAAAAATCTGCATCATACCATGATTATGTTATCTTCGTAGACAAAAACGGAAAAAGATTTAGACAACGCTAAGAATAAATATAAAAATATCTATCTATTTATGCGTATTAAAGTTTCAAAAATAGTTCCGAAAGGCTATATAGGTATTACCTTATGGCCTTTTGGTATTTATGTAAGTGATATAAAATATATTATTGATCATAGTGTGATAAACCATGAAAAAATTCATTGGGAGCAACAAAAAGAACTCCTCGGAATTTTCTTTTATCTTCTTTATGGTATTGAATATTTTATTAAATTATTCTTTTTAAGAGATCAATCCGCTTATAGAAATTTATCTTCTGAAAGAGAAGCTTATTTTAATGAAGATAATTTTGATTATTTAGAAACAAGAAAAAGATATAATTGGTTAAAATATATTTTTAAGAAACCATGATTCCAGCAAAATTAAAAGATATCACAGCTGAATTAAGGAATGAACCTTGGATTCAAGAAATGGCACGTAACGCAGAGCTTTACGTAGTTGGTGGAAGTGTGCGCGACGCATATATTGGAAAGCCAATGAAAGATATTGACCTTATTGTTGATGGCTTATCTATTGATGGAATTCTTAAAATTCTAAAGAAATATGGTAGAGCCAATCTTGAAGGAGAATCCTTTTCTGTAATTAAATTCAAACCAAAAGGTTACGAGGGTGAGGATTATGATATTGCAGTTCCTAGAGAAGATAGAAAAATTGGTAAAGGACATAAAGGATTCCAGATTGTTACCGATGGTGTTGATGTAAATGGTGATCTAAAAAGAAGAGATTTCACTCTTAACTCAATGGCTGTTAATGTAATGGATGATCATTTATTAGATCCGTTCAATGGATTAGCTGATCTTAAAAAAGGAGTTCTTAAAGCCACAGATGAGAAAGCGTTTGCAGAAGACCCACTACGTATTCTTAGAGGTATTCAGTTTGCTGCTAGGTTTGGATTTGATATAGATCCCAACACTATGAAATTAATGCAAGAATATGCATCTGAGGTAAAGGAAATTGCAGGAGAAAGAATCTATGACGAATTCCAGAAAATTCTTAATAAATCAGGTGATACTCAAATGGCGATGGATTTACTTCATAAAACAGGAGTGGATGAAGCGTTGTTTAACAAAAAGATGATCCATTACGAACAAGGGATGGAACATTTAGATCCTATTTCATTTTACTATATTCTAGGATTAGTTGGAGATGTAGATCCTTACACTTTCTATATGAAGAATCTTAAAGGTTCCGACAAACAAAAAGTTGGAACAGCTATTAAAATTCTTGATAATCTTTTATTAAAATGGGAATCTTCCTCTGAAGTAGAAAAGAAATACATGGTGATGAATGCAATTGCTAAAGTTCCTAAAATTGCTGATATTTCATTAACACCAGGAGAAATGGATGATATTGTTTTGGATATGCGCCTAATGAAAATTCCTATGAACCCTTCAGATGTTCTTATCAATGGTGATGAAGTTCAAGCCTTATTTGGTATTCCTAAATCTAGACAAGTTGGAGAAATTCTTGAGAAGACAAGAAAAGCTGCTCTTATGAATGAATTTGACTGGAAAGATAAAGATGCCACCCTAGAATACGTATCTAACCTAAAAACGTAAATTTTATCCCAGAAATTTTTTTATCCCAATTATTTTAATTATATTAGAATCAAATCTATAATTATGAGTGAATTAATACAATTTTTTATTGATATGGCATCTTTAAGTGGTAACCACTTAGCTGGCATGCTTTTTGCTGGTATTGTTGTATTATCAATCTTATGTGTTGCAACGTATCAAATATTAGAGTTAATAATTGGTTGGTTGAAATATATTAAAATCAAACCAATCCAGATTAACAGAGTAGAAAAAGTTGATAAAATCGTTGAGGTTCCTAAGTATGTTGAAAATAAAACAGACTATAATGATATTATTAACCGATTGAAAAGAATTGAAGAAAAACAAAAAGGAACAACTTTATAATGAAAACAATTTCTCTATTTCTATTTTAAATATATAAATAAAAACTATTAGTTTATGAGGACAGGTTATATTTATGTAATAATTAATAATGTTAATGGAAAATATTATTTTG